AGAAAGGCGGTAAAATACAAATAGAATCTGCCGCTGATACAAATATTTTAATTGGTGCTAACGGTAAGATTACAACATCAACTAACTTTGATCTAAACACAGGTTCTGCAAACAAGTTTACAGCAGGTACAACTACTGATATACTCAGCGGAGGAAACCATACAGAAACAGCACCTAAGATTGATATGAACGGCCCAACAGCCGCAACAGCTGAACAAGTTAGTCCGTTGAACACACATATTAACCCAGGACCATCAGCATTAGGATGGTTAACTCAGCGTATGCCACAGCATGAACCGTGGCCATGGCATGAAAATTTAAATCCTCAAGCATTTAAACCAGTTGCTACTGATAGGGATAATAATTTTACAACTAAAAACGATGAACCAACACCTAGTATTCCTGATACATTTAAGAAAACTAGTAAAGCTAATGAATAACCAGTAAGGTAAATATTGATATGGCAAGCGAACTATACAAAAACATTAAAGTTAACAGCGATTTAGCACCACCTAATCCAACGACAACTAATCGTGCTTACAAAGGTCTTAGTACAGTTAATCCGGAAAATGTTAGTAAAACATTGTACGACATTGGGTTAATTAAACAAGACTTGCTTAATCACTTTCATATTAGACAAGGTGAAAAATTAATGAATCCTGAGTTTGGAACAATTATTTGGGACGCAATATTTGAGCCAATGACGCCGTCAATGGAAGAAGCAATAGCAGAAAATGTTAAAAGAATTGTAAATTCAGACCCAAGAGTTACTGCAAATTCAGTTATTATTGACACATACGAAAGTGGTATCATTATAGATTGTGATTTAACATATTTGCCGTATAATATCAGCGAAAAAATGCGTTTAACGTTTGATGAAAACTCGGGAATGAATTAACTACACACTTAACAGATTACACTAAATAGTATTATACTAAGGAAAGCAAACAAATGGCGGCAACAGATAGACAGAATAGATTATTAATAGCAGAAGATTGGGCTAAAGTATACCAATCTTTCCGTAATGCTGAATTTAAATCTTACGATTTTGACAACTTACGTAGAACAATGATTAACTATCTGCGTCAAAACTATCCAGAAGATTTTAACGATTACATTGAATCAAGTGAATACTTGGCACTAATTGACCTTATTGCTTTCCTAGGACAAAACGTTGCTTTCCGTGTTGATTTAAATGCTAGAGAAAACTTTTTAGAACTTGCATCACGTAGAGAAAGTGTTCTACGTTTAGCACGTTTGCTTTCTTACAATCCAAAGCGTAATAAACCAGCTAACGGATTGCTTAAAATGGAAAGTGCTTCAACGTCAGAAGATATATTAGATAGTAATGGTACAAATCTTGCTAACCAAGGAGTTATTTGGAACGATCCTAGTAATTCTAATTGGAGAGAGCAATTTGAAAGAGTACTTAATGCCGCATTGCCACTTAATTCGCAATACGGAAAACCAATTAAAAAAGATAAAGTAGAAGGTGTTCCAACAGACCAGTATAGATTTAACGGATCAAACACTGATGTTCCAGTTTACACTTTTAGTAAAAATGTTGACGGTAGAAGTTTACAGTTTCAACTTGTTAGTACTGATGTCGTTGATGGTGTTATATCAGAAGAAGCACCACTTCCAGGAAACAGTTTAGGATTTCTTTATAGAGATGATGGCAGAGGACCAGGTTCGTCAAACTCAGGATTTTTTGCACACTTCCGTCAAGGTACTCTTGACAGCGGAGTATTTAATGTTGATACACCAAGCACTAACCAAACAGTAAGCATTGATGCAACTAACGTTAACAATGACGATGTTTGGCTTTACAAACTAAACTCAGTTGGCGCTGAGGATCAGTTATGGACAAAGGTTGATGCAGTTGAAGGAAACAACATTGTTTATAATAGTACAAGAAAAAATCAAAGAAACATTTATGCTGTATTAACAAAAGCACAAGATTCAATTGATATGATCTTTAGTGATGGAACATTTGGTAATCTTCCTAAAGGACAATTTAAAGCATTTTTTAGAACTAGTGCAAATGATACATTTAATGTTGTTCCTAAAGACTTAACAAATATTTCTGTAACAGTTCCTTATACATCTAAAGCAGGAAACGCTGAAGTATTAAACTTAGTATTTTCTTTAAAGTATACAGTTGACAATGCAAGTTTAAGTGAATCAAACGCAAGTATTAAAGCAAATGCTCCTGCAACGTACTACACACAAAATAGAATGGTAACTGGTGAAGATTACCAAGTTGCACCATTAGGAGTTAGCCAAGAAATTATTAAAGTAAAAACTGTTAATAGAACAGCAAGTGGTATTAGTAGATATTACGATTTACTTGATGCAACAGGAAAGTATTCAAATACTAGTTTGTTTGGTACAGACGGTTTGCTATACAAAGAATTAACAGACAGTAAAGAGTCGTTTACTTTTAGTACTAGAACAGATGTTGAAGGTACTATTGAAAATACAATTACTCCAATACTGTCAAAAACATCAGTTATTAATTATTACTTAGATAAGTTTCCAAAAGTTTTAGTTTCTGATTTACAAGCAAGTTGGTCACAGTCGTCAACAAGTACAAATTACAGTACAGGTAAGTTTTTAGATTCAGTTAGTTCTACATACCAAGTTGGAACATTTACAGGTAGTGGATTACGTTTTATTGAACCAGGAAGTTTAATTAAATTTGTTGCACCAGCAGGACAGTATTTTGCTAAAGATGGTACACTTGCAACTGGAAATATTTTACCAGCAGGAACAAAAACATATTCTTGGACTAAAGTTATTTCTGTAGTAGGCGATGGCAGAACTGATAATACTGACGGTAGTGGACCAATTGCATTTAACGATGTAATACCAACAGGTGCAGTACTTTCAGAGATTAGACCAAAGTTTAGTAAAGCACTTGTTACTGATGTTAAAACACAAATTATTGATCAAATTTTTGCATACAAAACATTTGGATTAAGATACGATACGAATTTAAGACAATGGCGTTTAATTACAGAAAACAATTTAGATATCACAAGTAACTTTAGTACAGGTAAAACAGGTGATATTACTAACCAGCAATTAGATGCAAGTTGGTTGTTACTATTTGAAACAGACGGAGCTCAGTATACTGTAAGTTACAGAGGGTTACGATATGTGTTTGAAAGTAATCAAGAAATTAAATTCTTTTACGATAGCGAACAAAAAATTTACGATAATAAAACAGGACAAATTGTTAAAGATAAAATTGAAGTACTATCTATTAATACAGTTCCAGATGCTATTACACCATTTACTATTGATTATCCTTGGCAAATTACAAAAGAGTATAGAGATCCTGAAGGATATATTGATAGCAAAAAAGTTGAAGTTGGGTTCTTTGATACAGACGATGATTCAGTTGTTGATGATCCGGATACATTTAACGTATTAATTGCACCTGAAACTAATGTTAATGATAAATTTGTTTTCTTAAAGAAATACATAACATCAGATAATATTGAAGATTTTAAATATGTTGACAATGATATTGAAAAAATTACAGTTGTTACTAATGATAGTTTTATTCAAACTTCAGGCATGCCAACAGGAAAAGTATTTTATGTTGTAAAAACAGATGTATTTAAAAAGTATGATGCAACTACATTGTTACTAACACAAACAACAGACTACAAAGCATTCACAGGTAGAGATAAATTAAAATTCCATTATGTGCATACAGCAGATGATGATGCTCGTATTGATCCAAGTAGTTCTAATATTAATGATTGTTACTTGTTAACAAAAACATACGATACAAACTTTAGACAATATTTAAGTGGTGTAACATCAAGTTTACCATTGCCTCCAAGTAGTGATAACTTGTTTAATAGTTATGGTGCTGAAATTAATAAAATTAAGTCAATTAGTGATGAGCTAATTTATCATCCAGTTAAGTATAAAGTACTGTTCGGAGATAAAGCAGAAACTAATATGCAGGCAACATTTAAAATTGTAAAAAACCCAGAACAAGTTGTTAATGATAATGATATTAAATCAAAAGTTATTAATGCAATCAACCAATTCTTTGCATTAGAGAACTGGGACTTTGGTGATACTTTTTACTTTACAGAATTAAGCACATACGTAATGAACGCAGTTAACCCGGACTTAGTAAGTTTGATTATTGTTCCGAAACAAACAGGACAAGCATTTGGTAGTTTGTTTGAAATACGTAGCGAATCAGATGAAATTTTTATCAGTGGTGCGACAGTTGATGATGTTCAAGTTATTGATGCAATTACGGCAAGTAGAATACAAGCAACAGGAAATGTTGTAACAGCGTCAAGTACGTCAACAAACAGCGGAATTACAAGTGGCACTACTTACAGTAGTTCATCTTATTAAGGGGATAAGCTAAATGGCTTTTAACGATAATCAATCCGATACTGCTCTTCCAGTTGGAGCAAATCAATCTAAAAGAACTAGTGCAGATCACCTACCTAAGTATTTTAGAACGGAGTCGAATAAAAAGTTTCTTAGTGCTACACTCGATCAACTTTTAAATCCAGGAGTTGCTGAAAAGATATCAGCATACTACGGAAGACGTATTGCAAAAGCTAGAGTTGCATCTGATAATTATATTTCAGATACTAATGCTGATAGAGAAAACTATCAGTTTGAACCTGCTACAATAGTTCAAGATGAATTAAACAACGTTACATTCTACAAAGATTATAACGATTTTAAAAATCAAATTAAAGCATTCAATGGTACAGTTAATAACGATAGCGTACTAAACAAACAAGAATACTATTCTTGGAACCCACATATTAATTGGGATAAGTTTACTAACTACAGAGAATATTATTGGTTACCAAACGGTCCAATAGGTATTGGTGTTGCAGGACAAGCCAAAGATATTGACAGTACATTTACTGTTACTAGTCAAGACAATCTTGATAATACTGCATATGTATTTTCCCCAGATGGCAAAACACAAAACCCATCATTAAAATTATATAGAGGACAAACATATACGTTTGTTCTTAATACTCCAGGTATGCCTTTAACATTTAGAACTGCTAGAAGTTTAGATGCTGAAGTATTATATACAACTGGCGTTGACGATAGTACACAAACAACTGATGTTGGTACAATTACATTTGAAGTTGATATTAATGCACCAGATACATTATATTATATTAATGGTAATGATATTAATACAAGTGGATTAATTAAAATTTATGATATTGTAGAAAACAGTAAAATTGATGTTGAAGCAGAAATACTTGGCAAACAAAGTTATACAATGTCAAACGGGTATGCGTTATCAAATGGAATGAAAGTATATTTCCAAGGTGATGTAACTCCTGCAAAATATGCCGAAGGCGAATGGTATGTTGAAGGTGTAGGAGATAAAATTAAATTAGTATCCGAAGCAAACGTACAAATACCTGGAACATATTCTACAGACAAACCAGTACCGTTTGATTCAGAAGCATTTGACAGAGTACCGTTTAGTAATGCAAATAGTTTTGCAGGTACAAAAGATTATGTTTGTATGAACAGATCAAGTAATGATTTAAATCCATGGTCAAGATATAACAGATGGACACACAAATCTGTTATCGAAACTACAGCAACTATTAATGGAATTGTTCCAGAAATAGATCAAGCAAACAGAGCCAAACGTCCAATCGTTGAATTTAACGAAAATATTAAATTACATGAGTTTGGAACTTTAGCAAAAGATAATGTAGACTTAATTGATACATTTACATCTGATGTGTTTAGTACTATTGAAGGTTCATTAGGTTATAATATTGACGGAGTTGATATTGCAGACGGTATGCGTATCTTGTTTACAGGTGATCCTGATACAAGAGTTAACGGTAAAATTTACAAAGTAAACTTTATTACTCATAACAATATTAGACAAATTAGTTTAATTGAAGAAACTGATACAGCACCATTGTTAAATGAAGTAGTACTAGTTGAAGCTGGTAATACTAACAAAGGTAAAATGTGGTATTACAACGGAACTAAATGGTGTGTAGCACAAGAAAAAACAGCAACTAATCAAACACCAATGTTTGACTTGTTTGATACTAATGGTGTTAGTTTTTCTAATACAACAACATATCCTAGCACAACGTTCATTGGTAATAAACTGTTTAGTTACAAGCAAGGTACAGGAACTAATGATGTTGAATTAGGATTTCCTTTAAGTTATAGAGCATTAGAAAATACAGGTGATATTGAGTTTGACTTTAACTTGTTAAACACAACACATACATACCAACAAAATAATGCAGTTATTACTGCAAAGTCTGATAACGGTGTACTAAGACAGTATAGCGACAGAGAAACATTTACATATGTAAGTGGTTGGATAAAAGGTAATACAGAAAGTAAACAATTAGTCAACAGGCAATATGTTGTAGCAACACAGTTTAATGATTTTGCTATTGACGTATATGATCGCAGTGGAGACTTAAACGACCTTTGGGTTAGAGTTTATGTTAACGATAAACGTAAATTAGAAAATACAGACTATGCTATAAACAGAATCAATGGTGTAGCATATGTTACGTTTACAAAAGATCTTGTAAAAGACGATATTTTAGTAATTAAAACTGATAGTGCTACAAAGAAAAATGCTAACGGTGTTTACGAATTTCCAATTAACTATGAGCGTAATCCTAAGAACGAAAATATTGAATCGTTTACACTAGGCGAAGTTAATGACCATGTTGAAAGTATTACTGAATTTAGAAATGATTGGACAGGATCTTTTCCTGGAACAAGTAACCTAAGAGATTTAGGAAACTTATCACCATACGGAAGTAGATTTACACAGCATAGTGGATTAGCTAACCTTGCAGTATATCATATAACAGATAAAACTGCAAACATTGTTAACGCATTAAAATTTTCAAGAGCAGAGTATGGTAAGTTTAGAAGAAAGTTTTTACAAATAGCTGAAAACTTAGGTTATGATGGATCATCAAGAATCCATTTTGATAAAGTAATAACTGAACTAAATTTAAACAAAACAAATGACATGCCGTTTTACTTTAGTGATATGATCGGTCATGGTATTAGTAATGAAATTGTTCATACAGTTTTTAGTGCATCGCAAGAATACTATAGCTTAACAGCAGAGTTTAGTTTGCGTTCATTATCAAACCAAGCAATAAGTGTTTACCGTAACGGAGAGTTACTTTGCCACGGACAAGATTATGAATTTGAAGTAGGGTTTGAAGGCTTTGTAAAGTTTTTAACTCCAAATGCTATTAACGATGTTATTACAATATATGAATACGAAAACACAGACGGATCGTATATTCCAGAAACACCTACCAAGTTAGGTTTATATCCTGCATATGTTCCTGAAAAGTTTATTGACAACACTTACGGAGTTGACCAAACTGTTATTAGAGGACATGACGGATCTACCTTTGTAGCATACAATGACTTTAGAGATGAGTTATTACTTGAATTAGAAAAAAGAATTTATAACAACTTAAAAGTTCCATACAACACATCACTATTTGATATACACGATTTTGTTGGCGGCTCAAATAGAGAAACAGGCATTCCTAAATGGGCTATTGATAAAGGAATGATTACAGAATTTATTGATTGGCTATCAATTGTAGGAAATCCAGATTATACAAACTATGATTTCTATGAAGCATCAGATACATTTACGTATAACTATTCTTCAACACTAGGAGCAAACAATACTACTAATCCAGGATACTGGAGAGCAGTTTACAAACAAGCATTTGATACTGATCGTCCACATACACATCCATGGGAAATGTTAGGACTAAGTGTTAAGCCTACATGGTGGGAAACAGAATATGGTAAAGCACCATACACAAGTGAAAACATGTTGCTATGGCAAGACCTTGAAGATGGTATATGCAGAAAGCCAGGTGCTCCGGCAGAATACTTAGAACATTACAAACGTCCAGGTCTTACTAATTGGATACCGGTTGATGATGCAGGTAATTTATTAAGTCCTGTTGATGCTAACTATGCAAAAGAATTTGTATTAGGTAGTACTAAAAATCCATTTAACTTTGGTGACGAAGGACCAACAGAAACTGCTTGGAGAAGAAGTAGCGAATATCCATTTGCATTATTAATTTCCTTAATGTTAAATCAGCCAAGTAGAGTATGTGGTCTTGGTTGGGATAGAAGTAGAATTGTTAGAGATAGTGCAGGCACTATTGTTTATAGTCCAACAGGCAAGCGTTTAAGATTAGAAGATTTAGTATTTCCAAATACTTCAACAGATGAAACAAGAGTAAACACTTGTGGATTAATAAACGTAATTGCAAACTATTTAAACAGTAAAGATACTGATGTTTATACAAAGTACAGAACAAATATAAAAGCTGTTGACAACAAGTTAGGAATTAAACTTGGTGGATTTACTGAAAAGAGTAAATTTAAATTAATACTTGATTCAAGAACTCCTTACAATGAAGGCAATGTTTTTGTACCAGAAGAAAATTATCAAATTTTCTTAAACACAAGTTCTGTTACAGAACTAGTTTCGTACAGTGGTGTAATTATTGAAAAGAAAGCTGAAGGATTTATTATTAGAGGATACGATAAAGTTAATCCGTACTTTAAGTATTTTACACCAACACCAAAAGCAGATGATCCAATTGTTACAGTAGGCGGTATTAGTGAAGATTTTGTAAAATGGACTGAGAATAAAACATACGCTGAAGGTTCTATTATTCAATTTGGCAATGAATATTATGTTGCTAAAGCTCAACACGTAGCTGAATCAGACTTTGACCAGTCATTATATCAAAAGTTACCTGAACTTCCTATGAAAGGCGGCCGTAGTGCATTCTTTAGACGTGAGTTTAATACTGAACTAATTAAAGAGCCAGCAGAACTTGCATATGGTACAATGTTTAGAACAGTACAGCAAGTGGTTGACTTTTTATTAGGTTATAGCAAGTATTTAGAAAGTGAAGGATTTTCATTTAATAACTTTAGTGATAAGATTTTAGATGTAGAAAACTGGAGAGTAAGTGCTAAAGAATTTTTATTCTGGACAACACAAGGTTGGGCAGAAAATAGTGTTATTACACTAAGTCCGGGTGCAAACCAATTAAAGTTTTACAAAGAGAAAAATGTAGCAGACAATATTTTTGATACATTTTACGACTACAGTTTATTAAAAGAAGACGGTAAGAAATTAATACCAGAATATGTAAGAGTTGGTAGAGATAATGATAATGAATTTACAGTATCAACTAGAAATACTGCTGATGGTATTTACAATGTTAATATTCCTTTAGTACAAAAAGAACATGTAGTAATACTTGATAATACAACAGTATTCAAAGATGTAATTTACGACCAAGCTCCAGGCTATCGTCAAGCAAGACTTAAAGTCATGGGATATAGAACTGATGCTTGGACAGGTGGATTTAATATTCCAGGATTTATTTACGATAGTGCTACTACTACTGTTTGGGAGCAATGGAAAGATTATGCAGTTGGCGACACAGTTAAATATAAAGAATTTTATTATGTTGCAAAGGTAAAGATACCTGGAACAAATATATTTAATAATGCAGACTGGGAAAAGTTAGAAGTTCGTCCTGAAGCAGGATTGAAAGCAAACTTAGATTATAAAGCAAAACAGTTTGGAGATTTTTATGATCTTGATACAGACAACTTTGATAATGATCAGCAAAGACTAGCACAGCATTTAATTGGATATCAAAAGCGTAAGTACTTAGAAAACATTATTAATGATGATGTAAGTCAGTATAAATTCTATCAAGGATTTATTCAAGATAAAGGTACAAAAAACAGTTTAACTAAATTGTTTGATGCATTGTCTAACACAGATGCAGACAGTTTAGACTTTTATGAAGAATGGGGATTTAGATTAGGTCAATATGGATCATCAACAGCGTTTGATGAAGTTGAATATACACTTGACGAAGCAAACTTTAGACTAAGTCCACAGCCTGTTGAATTAGTTGACACAGTTACAGGTGAAGAAACAGATTTAATTTATAGAATACGTCCTTTTGAAACATATCTAAAACCTCAAGGATATAATCATAAACCGTTTCCAACTAACGATGTTCAAAAAAATGTTTTACCGACAGCAGGATATGTAAATCCGCAAGATGTAAAATTATCAGTACCAACCTATGAGGATTTATTAGCAGAATCACCGTCAGCACTTAACGTTGGTGATTATGTTTGGATTGGTAAAAAGGGTATTGAATGGGACGTTCTAAAGTATATTAGATCTAATGATAGAGTACTTGCTATTCAAACAACATCAATTACTGGTGTAGAAGAATTTGTAATTACACTTGGTAAACAATCAAAATACGAAGTTGATGAAATTATTGGTATAGTTGACGTTGAAGGTGCTGAGAAGTTTTTCAAAGTTAAACGTAACGAACTTGATACATTAATTTGTTATCCTAACGGTACAGTTGAAGATGCTGAACTTGTTAATGGTTTTGTTACTAAGTTTAATTCTAATAGAACAACTAGTTTTGATAGTGCAAACTTATTGCTATCAGATTATAACAACGATCTAAAAGTTGGAGAAACTATTTGGATTGATAAAGATATTACAGACAACTGGCTAGTATTAAAAAATGAGCCTGTACACTCTGAGCAACAGGTTTTATCAAATATTAAAACTAGTGATTCAAGTGTAGAGTTTGGTAAAGTAATTGCGGCAGACCAAAGAAACACAACACTTGCAATTAGTGCGCCAGGCAACAGTGAAGTATACTTGTTTGGCAGAACTACAGACACAACAGATTTTACACACCTTCAAACAATTGAAGATCCAGGTTCAACTTATTACTCCGGTAACGGAAACTTTGGTAAGTCAGTTGCTATTGCAGAAGATGGAGAATTTTTAGCAATAGGTGCACCACAAGCAAGTAATGTTAAAACATTATACAAAGGTGAGTTTTCAGATTCTTCAAACTATGCAACAAACGATATTGTATCATATAAACAGAATCTATGGAAAGCAAATTATGGTATTACAGCGGCATCAGGGTCGTTTACATTTAACAGCTACCAAGCATCACATGATGTTGCAGTTGCAAGTTATGCCGACGGAGCATATCCAGAAACAGTATATGCAATTAGAGGACGTTACAGTTTTGATGGAGCAACAGATCATATATTAGTTAGAGCTCCAAAAGATCCTTACGAAGGTTCAAGCGTTAACGATAAAATTAGTTTACAATGGAATCAATATTCACAAAACTATCCAAATGGTATTTTACCGTTTGGTGTTAATGGTCCAGGTACTGCGTCATTTGAAGGCACTAAAGTTATTGCTGGAAAGATTGATGCTATCTTATATGTTGATAATATTTTAAGAACACCAGCAGTAGGCGACATTGTATCTACACCAACAGCAATTGGTACAGTACAAGATATCATTATTGATAATGTTAACTCAGCAATGTTGTACATGACAGATGTTAATGGTGAGTTTGAGTCTACAGGTTCATTAATAACTAACGGCGTTGATATGGGTACATATGAAGCTGTTGAATTTGCTAATCCAAATACAACGTATGGCGGTTGGTGGAGAATTGATGGTATTAATAGCTTTACAACTACAGAAAAAACAATTACAGTTCCAAACCTTGTAATAGGTGACTTTATACTTGAAACAGAAAGTAGAACACCAGAAGTTGCGGCAAATACAATGGACGATGTAAATGCGTTTAACAACGACATTGGTAACCCAACTAAGGGCGGTAAGATTGGAATACTAAGTTATTACGATAAACAAGGACTTCCAGTAACAGAGCCGTATTGGTTTGTTAGAGCACCAAAAGCAATTACGGATACATTAAGTCCTACAGATAATTTTACAATGTCAATGAACCAAGTTAGAGATAGCTTGAATACACTTTATGATCCGTCAGCATTAGGATTGTCTTTTAACTATATAAATTCACCTCACACAGTACATGACTTGTGGGACGGTTATATTGATATTACATTTACTAACTTTACACCACCACCAAACCAAGTACCATATGTTCCTGTTGAAGGAGATATTGTAACACAATTATTTACAGGTGCTTATGCAGAAGTAGCGTATGTACAAGAAGGATTACTTGGTGCAAGAGTATTTGTTAAAAACTTAAACACAAGTGCAGGAGTATTTGCATATGGTAACACACATGGTGCAACTGGCGACTTACATATTAGTAACTGGCAAGGCCAAGGATTTAATAGATTAACAGGACGTATTGAATCTACAGACTTAACAACTGATTTCTCAGGTAAGTATATTGTTGTTAGAAATAACGATAGTACGTTGTTGCAAGTTGTAACACCGTCATTTAAAAATGAAATTGAATTCCAGTTTTATACAAACCGCTCTGTAACAGGCGCGGCACGTACAGCAAATATTCCAAGTCCGTTAAACAAAGAATATACACAAATATTTAATTTACCAATTGACCCTAAAGACGGTGTTGCAAGTTCATACAGTAATGAAGGTGCATACTTTATCTATAATAAAACAGGCAGTGGTGAATACAGTTTACAACACGGTTATACAAATCTTGAAAGAGGTAATAATAAAAACCTAGGTACACAGATTGAAATGACTAAACAAGACAATCTATACAGATTGTTTGTAAGTGCGCCAGGCGCCGGCAACGGAACTAATCCGGGTAGAATACATTTTATTAAACACGGTGTTGATAGTAACGGTAGTGAATTTAATTGGGCATTTACTAATAATCCTTCATACAAGGGTGTGTTTAGTGATGCAGTACCATATTACACAGATGACATTGTACTTTATAATAATCAGTTTTACAAAAGTTTAACTAACCAAGTAGCAAGTGCGTTTAGTTCAAGTTGGATATTGTTAGCACAGAATATTGATTTCATAGGTTATGTTCCAAATGATACAGGTTATCAGCCAGATGGCGATAGCACATTTGATAACGAAAGCAACACTTTATATAATTTTGCACATCCGTTTACTGTAAATAAAAACGGAAACGTATTAGCAACTGTAGCTGACTTTGAAAATGCAACTCCTAAGATTGCAATTTATAGATTTAACAATAACCATTATGAATATTCACAAGTTATTGATACTCCTGTTGCGTCTACAAAATATGCATCAGCAATAGCAATAAGTGACGATGGTGAATTAATTGCAGTTGGTGCTCCGTTAGATGACTCAATAGCAAATGACAACGGTAAAGTTTATGTATACAAAAATACAGAAGGTACATTTAACTTATTCCAAGAGCTTTATAGTCCAGATAGTTCTGTAGCAGAACGCTTTGGTCAAACAGTTGACTTCTCAGGTAACGAACTAATGATATCATCACAAGGTGGTAACTTGGTTGATAATACTTCCTTTGATAGATATACAGCCGCAATGGATCCGCAACCACAGACGTACTTAGATGATAGTACACTTGTTACGGCACAATACGTTAACAGTAAAGAATCTGATTTAGCAGTTGAAACTACATATGATAATAACTTAACACAGTTTAGTAAAGAAAACTTAGACAGTGGTGAAGTATTCATTTACCAGTATGTTGGTGGATACTTATTATATGCAGAGAAATTAGCATTTAATAACAGCAACGTTGAACGCTTTGGAGAATTTATCCATGCGTCAAACAACCACATATATGTTTCAATGCCAGAGCTTAGTGCATCTAATACAGGTAATAATTTTATTGGTACAGTTGTAGATTACAAACGTCAACGTAACGAACTTCCATGGAAAACATATAGAAGTCCAACTAGACAAGTTGACTTAGATAAGTTCAAAGGAGTATTTGTTTACAGTAAAGACGGAAGCGGAACAGCAACACAATTAGATTATATTGATCCTATTCAAGGAAAAATTGCTGGACCGGCTGAAGAAGAATTAGCATTTACAACTCCGTTTGATCCTGCAACTTATACACAAACTGATCAATCTAATGTAAATGTAGATACAGAAAATTATTGGGCTAACGAGCATGTAGGTAAACTATGGTGGGATATTAGTACAGTACAATGGATTGAACCATATCAAAACAATATCATTTATAACACAGCTAACTTTAATCAACAAATGGTTGGATCTAGTATAGATGTATATGAATGGGTTGAAACATCATTAACACCAACACAGTGGTTAGAACTAGCTGATACAGAAGATGGATTAGCAAGAGGTATTAGTGGAACACCTAAATACGGAACTACTACATTTGTAACTAAAAGATTATATAATAGTGTAAGTTCAAGTTTCTATAACAAATATTACTATTGGGTTAAAAATACTAAAATTATTCCAACACTTGAAAACAGAAGATCAAGTGCATACGATGTTGCACAATTAATTAATGATCCTGCAGGACAAGGTTATAAATTTGTTGCAGTTTACTCTAATGATAGATTTGGATTATACAACTGTGGTAGTTTAGTTGAAGAAGATAAAAAAGCAATTAACTTTAGATACTGGACAATCCCTAATCAAGAAATTAATCAACATAATCAATATCAACTTATTACTGATGGATTAGCAACGAGTAAACCTAACAAAGACTTAGAAGCTAAATGGATTGATAGTTTAGTTGGTGTAGACATTTATAATAGACCAGTTCCTGATCCAGCGTTATCGCCTAAGCAGAAATACGGTGTACTTAATAGACCTAGACAGTCAATGTTTAAAAATAGTACTGAAGCACTTAAACAAGTAATTGAACGTACTAATAGAGTGTTGGCTAAAGAATTAATTGTAGATGAATACAGCTTTACTAATTTGTTATCATCAGATCCACAACCAGATATTATTAGTTCTAAATATGATGTAGCAATTGATACATATTCTGAACTTAGTTTTGTTAATATTTCAAAGGTTAAGCCAGCAACACTAACTCCTGTATTTGAAGAAGGAAAATTAGTTAGAGTTGATATTACAAATCCAGGTTCGGGCTATATCACAGTACCAACATACGAGTTTGAACAAGTTGGTGATGGTGAAAAAGCACAAGTTACATTAACACTTAATACCGCAGGTGGTATTGGTAGCGTAACAGTTAGAAATCCAGGTAAAAACTATTCACCAAACACAAACTTATCAGTAAGATTGTTTAGTGTACTTGTTAAGAGTGATGAAACTGTAAACAGTAAATGGTCAATATTTTCATATAACACAGTATTAGCTGAGTACCAAAGAACAGCAACTCAAGCATATGATGTAAGCAACTGGTGGAACTACATTGATTGGTACGATGCTGGTTACAGTAAATTTACTGATATTGATTTTACTATTGATGAAAGTTACTTACTAACATCGTTGAATGACACCATTGGTGATATTATTAAAATTAAAAACATCGGTACTGGTGGTTGGTTGTTACTAGAAAAAATTAGTAATGAAGAAGCAAGTGATTACACAAGTAACTATAGAACTATTGGTAGACAAGACGGAACTATAGAATTTAAAGAAGAACTGTATAACTTTACTAAGAGCTTTGTAGGCTTTGACGGATTAAGTTATGATACAGCATTCTACGATAATCAACCAACTAACGAATTGCGTATTATTTTAAAATCACTTAGAGATGATATATTTGTTGATGGCTTAGAAGTAGAATACAATCAGTTATTCCTAGCAAGTATTAGATATGCGTTTGCAGAGCAACCGTTTGTTGATTGGGCATTTAAAACTAGTTTCATTAAAGCAAAACACAATGCTGGTGATTTACAGCAAAAAGTTACATTCCAAAATGATAGCTTACCAAGTTACGAAGAATTTGTTAAAGAAACTAAACCTTTCAAAACAAAAATTAGAGAATACCTAAGTAACTATACTAAGACAGATTTAACTTCAAGTAGTATTAGCGACTTTGACTTTGCTCCACAATACAACGAAGATACACAGCGTATTGAACCAGCATCACTTAAAGTTAAAGACAATTTAATCTACGGACAAGATGCAACATTAAACACTTATCCAAACAAGCATTGGTTAGACAATGTAGGCTTTGAAGTTGCTAGTTGTAATATTAGTGATAAAGGTTTAGGCTATACTGAAATACCTGTTATTAAATTTGTAGGCGGAGGCGGAACAGGTGCTAAAGGACTTGCTAAATTAGGATCAGGCGGAAGTGTTGTAAGTATTGAAGTTACAAATCCAGGTTCAGGTTACTTGTCAGCACCAACTATTGAAATTGAAGGTAGTTTGTCAACTGTTAACGAAAGTAGAATTGCTAAAGCATCAGCACAACTAGGTAATAGTAAAATTAGAGCTATGCACTTGCGTAGTAAGTTTGACCGTGTAACAGGAACATTTTTAATTACTTCATTAGCAGAAACACAAACGTTTGCAGGTAATAACAGTAAAACATTTTTTGATGTTAAATGGCCAATGGACGTAAGACGTAACCAAGTTACTATTACAGTTAACGGCATTGAAGAATTACAAGGTAACTATTCAGTTAGCAATGAAGAATATACTGATAAGTCTTACACAAGATACAAAGGACGTATTACATTTGATAATCCTCCGGCAAACAATGCAGTTATTGTTGTTACATACAAAAAAGATGTATCAATGCTACAAGCACAAGATAGAATTAACTTGTTCTACAATCCTTCAACAGGACAGTTAGGTAACGATATTTCACAGTTAATGGACGGTGTTGATTACGGTGGAGTACAAGTTAAGAGTTTTGCATTTAATACAGGTACAGTATATGGTAACGAACCTTATTACACAACTACTTGGGATTCATATGATGCAACATACGAAGATGAAATTTTCCAACTAGACGGAAGTACACAAGTATTAACATTGTCTGCTCCATTAGTTAATGGCGTAACATATAACGTATATAAAAATGGTATTAGAATTGACGATCCTGAATATGATGGATCAACAGTTCCAGGTAATCCAAATGCAGTAATGAATTCACTAGTAGGTGATGGTACAACAGATACATTTGTTATTGACAATGATAAGATTCCAACAGCAGGTAACGATGTAATTGTTATTAGAAAATCAACAAGTGATGGTAGCTTCTTACCAGATGCAGACGCATATGACACAATGTTACAAGGTGGTGACATAGCGTACTCAACTGCAAAAGGTATTAGTGCAGAAGAAATTGTAGTTGATGGTGATGGGTTTGTAACTCCGTTAACATCTAAAGGACCTGAAGAACTTGTTCCAGGACAATTACTTGATAGTGTAAACATTAAAGTATACGATAGAATTAATGATGGTTCAAGTATAATTAATAATTACAACTACATTTACACAGGAAGCCGTACATTTAAACTTGATAGAGTACCAGCAAGTAGCAAAGATGTGTTTGTTAAAGCTAACGGAACAATTTTAGATTCAGGTAATAACAGTTTGTTTACTGTAAATTATCAGGATAAAACATTAACATTAGATAACAGCGTTGCAATAGCAAACGGTCAAAGTGTTAACATTATTACAATGTCAGCTAACGGTGAAAACATTCTTGATGCAGACACATTTACAGGTGACGGATCAACATCAGTATTTGTTACATCAGTTAAGTTTAAACAAGGACTAAGTTTGTTTATTACAAAAGTCGGTGCTCCAATTGATGCTGTACTTGCAGAAACAGATTCAACATACGAAACAGCAGGTCAAGTATTACTTAGACTACCAATTGCTCCTCTTCCAGGTGAACTTATACAATATGTAATTTATGATAGTGCGGCTAAGTCGTTCTCACAGATATCAATTGATGAGTTTACAGGTTCAGGATCATTACAAACATTTAATT